GGAAATAGCCCAGCCAGCCGCCAACAGCGGCAAAAATCAGTTGCACCATATTCCAAAACTCCTTCATAGCTTTACTCCTCCTTGAACTCCACGAAGGGAGCCATTACTTCCATGTCGTTGACGGAGAGCCGCAGGTCCTCCGTTATGGGGATCACCATAATGGGAATGTCCAGCGTGATCTCCATATCCAGCAGCTCGTCCAGTTCGGCGATCACCACCTCCTCCTGACCATCCTCGAAGGTGTAGTCACCGTTTCCGTCCGGGGTGCCGTATTTGTCAAAAATCTTCTGCCTCTGCTGGGAAAAGAAATCCGCCTCCTTCTGGATGGCATCGATGCTCCGCTTGAGCCTGTAGGCCAGCCGCAGGCTCAAGTCCCCGGCGGACAGCTTGGACAGCGCGGGGATCGCCAGGACGATGGTGCGCATGGTCGTTTTCAAAATGATCTCCTCCTAACTGATCAGACCGTAGCCTTTTAGTGCATTGATAAGGTTATTGAGGGACGATGCCACCGTGCTGGCGGACACACTGGAGGACGTGGAGCAGGTGCTGACGCTCTTCCTCCGGGATGCGCTCACGCCGAAGAATCCCAGGTAGGCGGAACTGTTGCCCAGATTCAGCGTCCCGCCCTGCACCGTCAGTCCGGTGAAGTAGCCCCAATAAAAGGGATAGCTGCTGGTACCGATGTAGGAGCCATAGCTGGAACCGGTGTGGCTGGGAACAAGCTGCCGGGAGCTGTTGTAGGTCAAATAGTAACTGGTACTGGTCCCGCCAGCGTACAATCGGTAGATAGAGCTGGCCTTCGCATAGCTGCTGAGAGAACTGGTGGTGGCATATCCGCTCAGGGAACTGGTCGTGGCGTAGTTGCTGGGATTGAACTGCGTCCCATTGATATACAGATTGGTGATGTAGGCATACTGCCAGGGATAGGCCGAGCTGCCCAGATAATATCCAGTGCTGGCCTGCGGGACGAACTGCTTGCTGCTGTTCATGGTTGCGTAGATGTCGGCATTGTAGTTCACCCGGTTCCCGTAGATTCGCAAGCCATCCAGCATGATTCCGTACACATACAGGAAATTCCATTTGTAACTGCTGGAACCCAGATTCAGCTCCTCCGTTTTGGAGGGGATGATGCCGTTATAGTTGAGCGTCATGCCGTAGAGGGAGCTACTGTTGGGGGTGATGGTGACGCTGTTGGTGTAGCATCCGGCCCAAAGGTGGGTGGCATCTCCAAGGCTGTAAAGGCTGGAGGTTCCCGGCCTCATGTAGTAGGACGAGGAGTTGTGAATGGAAATTCCTTCATTGGTGTCGCCCCAGCGGTTGAAGGTGATAGTCGTACCCTTGATGAGCAGCTCCGTGTAGGCGTTCGAGCTGTTGTTGCCGCCAATATACATGGTTGCAGTGCTGGAGCAGTCGATGGCGGTTTTCGCACCGGAACTGTCGTAGATTTTAGAGACCTTCAGACTGCCGACATCGATCCGGTCGGCGGTGATTTTCCCCGTCTTGATGCAGGCCCCGTCAATGGTCGTGGTCCCGCCGGACAGCCCCGCAAAGGTCACATACCCGGTGAATTTGATATCCCCGCTGGAAAGAGTAGCCCCGTCCGCCGTCAGCTTGAACGAACTGGAAGTCTCTCCGTTGGTGACCGAAAGCCGGATGCTCTTGGCGTACTGCTCGATGGCAGAGATGTGCGTCTCGGCCCCCTCCAGCCCCTCCTCGGTGGCGGTGATTCTGGTGTTAAAACCACCTACGGTCAGACTCAGTTGGGCCACGTTCCCCTCTGCGGTCTTGATACGGGCATCGAAACCGCCCACCGTCTGCTTCATCTCGGACACACCGCCCTCTGCCGTGGTAATGCGGGTATCGAATCCGGAAACTGTCTGGGTCAGGGAGGACAGACTCCCGTCCATCTTCTGGATAGTGGATTCCAACTTCCCGTTCGCCGCCCGGAACTCCTGCTTGATGCCCTCCATCCGGTCGGTGGCGGCGGCGAGGAGGTTCGGCACATAATCGCCCACCTCCACCCGGACGGTGTAGCGGTAGAAAGGGTTGTAGGTGATGGCCACGATTCGGGTGTCCACAGCCACACCCATAGGGCGGTAGGTGATGTTTACCTCGTCTCCGGCTTCCAGATCAGCCATCTTGAACAGAGAAATTTCATAGGACTGCGTATCCTCCCGGCTGTCCAGGGTGACGGAGAGATCCGTCACATTTCTGCCGTCCATGAGGACTTTGCGGACAGTGCTGCCCCGGTGTTTCCGCAGGTTGATCTTGTAGCCGTCATACTCCACTTCACAGCCGCAGGCATCAATGAAACGCATAAGGGCGTTGCGGCGGTTCAGCGTCCCCTCGGTGAAAGCAACCTCCACATTGGTGGTGGCCTCGCACACACCAACGGAAAAGGGCGTACCGGAGAGCAGCCGGTTCAAGCCGCCCAGGGGCGTTCCCTCATAGACGAAGGTGACCAGGTCGTACTGCTCATCATTGAGCAGATAGGAGATGTGTTCGCACTGAGCTGTGGTGATTGGCAGACCGTTGGTGATCTGCCGCGCCACTCGGACGATGGTGTACGCCTGCCCCTCCAGCCATACCGTCATGCCGGGGAGCAGCTTCTGGGAGCGGGAGGCCAAGACGGAGAAATCCAGCGTCCGCTCCCCAGAGAGCCGATCAACCAGGGATGCAGAGAGAACGCTGTGAAAGTCATACAGCTTGGATGTCCCTTGGTAGATGTCGATTTGCATAGATTCCTCCTTCCTTATCCCACGCCGAGGTTCCGCACATAGACCTGGTTCTGGGACCATTGGATCTCAGCCAGAATGCGGGAGAGCGTTGCGCCGTTGATCGTCAGAGGGATAGTCACATTGAACGCATGACTGCCGACAGCGGCGGCAGGAACATCGCCGATACTGGTGTCAATATCAAAGTCGGTGGGGATGGCATTCCTCATGTCCTTCTCCACATCCTTCATGGCATCCAGGAAGCCAACGCCCATGCCTGCGCCCATGTTCTCGCCGATCCCGGCGAACACCGTGGACGGGGAGTGGATGCCCAGGAAACCCTTCACACCGTCTACCAGGCCGCTCACCCAGCCCGTCACCTTGTCCGAAAGCCAGGAGATCATAGATGAGATGCCGTCCCAGATGCCTTTGACCAGGTTGACTCCCACCTCCACGATGTCGGGAGCGGAGCCGGTGAAGGCATCCACAATGCTGGCGATGATCTGCGGAACCGCCTTGACAATCTCCACAATGATGGTGGGCAGGTTCTCGATGAGGGCTACGAAGAGCTGCACTCCGGCCTCGATGATCTTGTCAATGTTCCCAACGAGCGCATCCACGATGCTGGAAATGATCTGTGGTATGGCGGCAATGATCGTGGTGATGATCTCCGGCAGGTTTTCAATGAGTGCCACCAGCAGCTCCACACCGGCATCGATCAGTTGCGGGATGCTCTCCACGATGGCGGTGAGGATGCCCTCGATGATCTGTGGGATGGCCTCCACAATGGCGGCGATGATGTCCGGGAGGGCCCCCACCAGAGAGGTCAATAGTTGAATTCCGGCATCAATGATCTGCGGGATGGCTCCAATTAGAAATTCCACAATGGCGGTGATGATCTCCGGCAGGGCCTCCACCAAGACGGGGATGGCCTCCAACAGCCCCTCCGCCAGCCCGGTGATGAGTTGGAGCGCGGCATCCAGCAGCAGCGGCAGATTCTCGATGAGGGTCTGCACGATCTGGGTGACGATCTCCACCACCTGGGGAATCAATTCCGGGACAGCCTCCGCGATGCCCTGGGCCAGCGACACGATGATCTGCATCCCTGCCTCTATGAGCATGGGGAGCAGTTCCACCAGGGCCGCGATAAGCTGGGTGACGACCTCCGTGATGGTGGGCATCAGCTCCGGCACGGCTTCCAGGATACCTTGCGCCAGAGCCTGGATGATGGCGGGCGCACCGGACAACACAGCCTCGGCAATGGTACTGATAAGCGTGACCACCTGGGGGATCATGGCGCTGATGCCCTCGATCATGGAGGTGACGCCGCTCTCGATCTCCTCCGCCGCGTTGTCGTTCCCGGCAATCAGGTCAGAGAAACCGTCCATGAGACTGATAAGGCCGGGGAGCATATCGGAGGTGATCCGGTTTTTCAGCCCGCCGAAGGTATTGTTGAGCCTGCTGAGGCTGTCCTCAAAAGCGGCGCTGGCGGCAACGGCCTCGTTGCTCATGACCATACCGTAGTCCTGGGCTTCTTTTTTGAGCGCGGCGGTGTCCTCGGCGGTCATGTTGAGGACCGCCGCCATGTCCGTAGCCGATTTACCCAGAAGGTCAGTGGCGGCGGAGGTGCGTTCCGCACCGGCACCCATCTCCTGTAAAGCGGCGATGACCACATCAAGCTGCTGCTCCTGGGAGAGACCGTTCAAGTCCTCGATGGACAACCCCACTGCGTTCAGCTTCTCAGCAGCAGACTTGGAGCCGTTGGCAGCATCCGCAATGACCCCGGAGAGGGTCTTCATCCCGGCTTGGAGGTTATCCACATTGGCCCCACTGCGCTCGAACACGTAGGCCCACTCCTGGTAGGCTTCCGCGCTGATGCCAATTTTCTGGGAGGTCTTATCGATCTTGTCCCCAGCAGAGGCCGTCTCGTTCGCCATGTCCCAGATAGCCTTCCCCGCCGCCACAGCCGCCGTACCAATTGCGGTGACGGCGGCAGCGGTGGCCTTTGCAACGGTTCCGAGGACGCTCTTGAACTTCTCGAACTTACCCCCGGCATCCTCCGCCGCATCGCCGCTGTCCTCCAGAGCATCTGCGAATCCCTCTGTGCTGTCCCCGGCGGCGTCCATCTCATCCGTCATACCCTGGATGGCCTGCTCATTACCAGACAGTTCCCGTTCCATGCTGTTGAGCGCGGCTTCAGCATTATTCAGTTGTATCTGCCAGTTCTGCGTCCGGCGGTCGTTCTCACCGAAGGATTCGGCGGCGTTGTCCAGAGCGGCACGGAGGGTGTCGATCTTCTGCTTCTGGGCCTCGATCTCTTTGTTCAGCACCTGGTTCCGGGCAGTGAGGGCTTCTACAGAATTGTCGTTCTTATCAAACTGGGACTGCACCAGCTTCATTTCAGAGCCGAGGACCTTGAAGGACTGGTTGATCTCCGAGAGAGCCGATTTGAACTCTTTTTCGCCCTCCAGACCGATTTTCAGTCCAAAGTTATCTGCCAATCATACCGCTCCCTTTCAGAATCCGGCAGGGATGATGTCATCAATGGAAAGCTCCCGCCTAGGCTTGGCCCAGCCCATGAACTGGCGGTGGCACTCCCAAAGGTCCAGAAGCTGACCAAACGGCATCCGCCACACCTCATCCTGGGAGAGATGGAGGTGGGCGATGCCGTAATAGAGCAGCCGGGTAAACAGCTCCTCGCTGCTTACCCGGCCTGTATGTTTTTTGTATCAGGATCACTCTCCACGTTCCGCTTGGTCCCCCGGTACATGGCCTGCATGATGGCGTTCTTGCATCCGGCGAGGTCGTAGGGAGAGGTGAGCAGCTCCACCACTTCGGCGGTCAGCTCCGGGCGCGGAGAGTCAGGGTATTTGAGGTTGTGGACAAGGATGCTCTGATTCGCCAGCAGGGTGATGAG